CAGTAACTGTTCTTTGATCATCACCAACAATAGAAACAAAAGCAGGAACTTCTATTGGATTTACTTCTTGATATCTACCAGAAAGAATTTTGATTGTTGTGCCTGATTGTGCAATTCCTACAGCAGCCTTAATTGATAAAAATGCATTATCAATGGATGTGCCATTATTATCATCATCACCATCTTTAGCAACATATAAAACATTAGGTGCAGAGTTAATACCAGAAGCAATAGCATTAATCCGTACATTCTCACCAATATTTACTGTGGTATTTGAAATAGTAACAATACCGACATTAATTATATTAGAGTTACCATCTAAAGTAATAGATGATCTACCAACAGTAAGTACACCAACAATCCTTGCATCACCGTCCACATATAGGGCGGTATTCCCTAATCCAACGTGTACGGTTCCTATACCATTGGCAGAACCTAGTGTGGTTAACCCTACAACTGATAGGTTTTGACCGACCCTTACATCCTGACGGGCGGTTATTACACCAATAGAATCTACGTTCTTTACATCTTCATAGGTAAGAGTTCCACCAACCGATACATTACCAGTAAACTCTGCATCACCTGATACATATAATCTTTTTCCTGCAACTGCATCTGCACCAACACCAATATTTGATGTGGTATTAATACCAACAGAATCAGACTGCCAAAGTCCAGCACCGCCACCACCAGCACTACTACTTAAAACCCACTTAAAGTTTTTACGAACGTATGCTTGTCCATCATAAGGAGCATCACCTATACCACCCCCACCAAATGATGCTAGTTGTTGCTGAACTCTATTTACAAATAACCTATAATTTTCTTGAAGTTTTTCATAAGTTACAAACTTCTGATCTAGTGGTGTTAATGGGTCTGAATTATCTTCATCGGGTGGTATACTTAAAGTATTTTCAATTAGAACTTCTTCATTAAATTTACTAAAAACTTCTTCTAAATGATCAATCTTTTTTTGAAGTTTTTGATTCTTCTTCTCAAATGAAGAATATAAATTCTTTGCTTCTAATATATACTGTTCTTGGTCAGGAATTTTTATTGAGGTGTACTTCTTATAAAGTCCTCTAATTTCTTTGTTTATACCTTTAATATCTTCATCATAATATTTTACTTCAGGCACTGTTGGGATAGAACCCTCTACTGAAGAAATTTGTTCTTTTAAATCTTTTATATCTTCGTCATAATATTTTATTTCAGGAACTTCTGGTACTTCAGGTATTTCTGAACGAACTTCTTTTACAGATTCTAAAATTTCTTTAATCTGTTTGTCATAATATTTTACCTTTGGTAACTTAGATATTGATTTCTCAATTAACTTTATACCTTTCTCAATATCAGAAATTTGATCATCATAGTACTTTATTTCTGGTATTACAGGTATCTCTTCACGAACTTGTTCAATAGAATCGATTATTAAATTAAGTTCTTTCTCATAGTATCTAACTTCAGGAACTTCTGGAATACTATTCCTAACTTCTTCTACTAATTCAGTAATCTTATTTAATTCATCATCATAAAGAATAGGTTCAGGAATAATAGGTATTTCTGAACGAACTCTTTCGATATTTTCTTTAAGAGATGATAGATTATTGTATAAATCGGTTGGGTCAAATTGTTCAGGTATACTCTCTTCTACTTCTGTTATTTCAGCACGTAGAACATTAATATGTCCTTCATAACTAACCTGACCAGGTATATTATCAATCCTTTCTTTTAACTCTTCAATTCTACCAAAGACCTCTGAAAGGTCTGTTTTCTCAGGAATTGATTTGGATAGAGTTTTTAAATCTTCTCTTATCTTTGCAAGAGGATCGGGTTTTGCTTTAGGTTTTACTTCTTCGACTATTTCTACTATTTCTTCTTCCTCACCAAAATATTTTTTTGGTGCAGCAACTTTTTTATTTGCTAATTCCTGTTCTTCTTTTAATTTTTTGCGAGCTAATTCTTCGTCTTTTTTTCTCTCAAAAAAATCTGATGGTTTATTTAAAGACACAGAATATTACTCATCTATTTTAATATTTATTTTAGAAAAAAATTACTCTTTTTCTGAATTCTGCTGTTTGATTAGTTTCGCTAAATCAGCAGTAGAACCAACGAATAATGCATTAGTTACATTAGTTGGAGATTTTTTATCATCTGTATTGACATCCTTCAGTTTTTTCTGAAGGTCTATTAATTTATCAGTGGCATCAGAGACACTTTTAATTAACTGACCAGCAACTTCATATGCTCTAGGCATTTCACTTTCTTGAGCAATTTCAAGAATACCATCAATTGCTTCTTGTCCTTTTTCTATTATACTATAAAGATTACCTCTTGTATACTCATAGTCTCTTGTAATATCATCTTTAGTTAATCTATCAGGAGGTGGAGTAGATCTTTCAATCGATTTCTTTTCTTCTACCACTTCTGGAGTGATATTAAAAGTTTTATCCAAATTGTCTTTTGTCATGATTTATAACCAACTCTCAGTAGTGCCATCAAATCCAAAGTCATCACCTACCTCAATAGATGCATTATCAGCAGTTGTAATGGATTTAACTGCAGTTCCCTTAATATGAGATACTGCTGTAGTAGAATCTTGTCCTCTCTTTATTATTAACTGATTACCCTCTTTGGAAACAACTAGAACTTCTTCTCCACCAATATCTAGATATAAGTTCTCAGTAGATAGTACTGCAGGTATCTTAGAACCATCATCCACTGTGATATCAGTATCACCTAATGTTATGTTCTCTGATAGGTTGGTAAGAACAATACCAGTGTAGTTCTTGATTGCTCTTGGAGTAACAGAATATGTAATGTCTCTAGCAGCAGACTTAGCACCACCAGCAATATATGTAACAGAAGACTTCTTGATGATATCCTTTGTAGCATCGGCAACTGGTCCGAATAGATATGTCTTTGCGGTAAATCTTAATGTATAAAGCAGAACTCTTCTCTTATCAAAGTCTCCTTCATAATCATCTTGCATTGTAATATTTTCCAATACAATTGGTATATCTCTCTTTTCTTTTATAGTCTCAACTAATTCTACAGTTACATTATATGCAGGTTGGAAATATGGAAGAATCTGTTCTGTAATTTGAAGTGCATCATCATTCACCTTACACATAATACTTAATTCAAATTGCATATTATATGGGACTGGCATATATGACTTTTTAACATCACTTCCGTCAGTAGGATCTTTAACAGTAAATTGTTGAGTAGTAGTTACCTTTCTTGATGGATCATAAGTAAGACCAGTAAACTCAAAAGACATCCTTGGTAGAGTAATGGCAGTAGACTTATTCAAGTCAGGTGATTGCTCTAATCTTGCTAAGAACTTCTGAGTAGGACCATATGCCAAAGGAACCCTTATCGTCGAATCGGTTTGCTTAACAGTAATGCCGTTAAACAAAGTACCAAACGCAATAATGGTTCTTCTCAGAATTTCGTTATAAAAATATTCAAACATTGTTATAGTCCTGGTATATTATTTAGGGAGTACCAAATGGGTTTTGTTCAGTAAAATCTAATATCTTATCTGCTTCATCTTCTATATTAGTATTGTCAGCAAATCCATCATCAGTAGGTTCCTCATCTACAATGCGTAATGCATGTGATGCCTTAGATACAGATCCAACTATATTTTCTCCAATACTAAATGCACCAGAGATTGAAGATACTTCTAAAATATTTGTTATAGAATCCCAAGTTCTAACTCTTCCTGTAGCACCACTTACTGAACCTGTTACGGTTTCATTGAATATGTAATTGCCTGAAGAATCTAATGAAGGATTAGATATTGTTATATTTGGTATCTGAGTATAACCAGCACCAGCATTGGTGATATTAATAGCAGTAATACTACCTCCAGAACTCAATACTGCATGTGCTGTAGCAGTGGTTCCAACTCCTGTTGGACCTGCTATTGTAACAATTGGCGACGTTGTAAATCCACCACCACCTGATGTTACAGTGATAACTCCAACTAATCCATTACCAATATATGCAGTTGCTGCTGCACCTGCTCCACCGCCTCCAGTAACTTGTACAAGAGGTGCAACAGTATATCCAGAACCTGGATTAACTAAATCTATGTTTTGAACAGATTTGGCATTTGCATTTACATTTAAATTACATACCTGAATACCACCAATCATCCTTGTAGTGGCAATACCAGTTACTCCACCTGAAGGTGCTGATGAGAATCCTATAGTAGGACTCTGGAGATATCCACCACCCCTGTCAGTAATTTGTACGAATCTTATACCACCAGTAGATATAATACTTGTTTCTGCTGCTGCAGTCGATCCTGTGCCAACTAGAGTGAATGTTTGAGTTGGACCTAAAATAGTTGGAATACCATCCTCTGTAATCCCATCAGCATTATCTCCAGTTAACTCATCATCAATCTCAGCAATACCAGTATCAATAACCTCATCTCCATAACGGAAGAGTTCACATCTCAATTCATAAACATAGGTTTTTTGAAGTTGATAGAAAGGTTTTTCGTGTTCAACAAATTTAATTTCAAATAGTCTATCACCCAATGGGAAATAGATTAAATCACCTTCTTTTGGTCTAGTTGTTAATTTTACATCTGCCTCATTCTTCATCAAAGGTGAGATATAATCTTCAAATCTTTCTTTAGAAATAGTAAGAGTTATTTCATTAGTTGCTTCAATACCAAACTTGGTTAGAAGAACTGGATTCTCTCCATATCCATCAAAAGTATCTACATATGCCTCTAAAGGATATGCGTCATCAAACTTAGATTGTACTACTTCTCTTATTATCTTATTTTCTTCAACATATTTTCTAGGCATATAATGTACTTCAACACCATACATCCTCAACTGTTCGTTGATTAAATCCTGAACTAAATTCTGTTCAGATCTTGCTCCTTGTTGAAAAAAGGGATTGAGCACTATATTAACCTATCATATCTAAAGGTGGAAGTTCATAAGTATTGGACATCATTTCTCTGATGACTTCTAAGTCCTTTTCACCATCATCGTAAATTTGTCTTCCATTTAATTCAATACCACCTGGTAATTTAACTCCTTGGAATTTAAGTAAATTTTGACCCCATTGTTTCTTCATTAATGCCGTTGTATATTTCTTTAAGAAAGAATCATTCCAAACTCTAGCATAATCATTAGCATTTATTGTTCTAAAACAATCAATAATCAAGTAATCACCAGGATTTATAGTTGCCCAATCAAAATCCAAATACAGTCTATCTTGCCTCTGATTGAACCTTATTTGCTTCTCTGTGGTCAATAGAAAGTCAATGTCGGACAAATAGGTCTTTGTCATTGCATATGTTAATAATTCAGTTGCACCCCAATAATAAATGTCATTTAAAAACAACTGATATTTAACACTAAACATATTATTTGTTACAGTGTTAGAACCATCAAAGTGAAATATTTTAGTTACTCCAATAACTTCTGGTGGTACTTGTAAGTAATTACTATTTTCTTCATAATCAAACTGTGTTGTTGCTCCAACAGTTTTTTCTACAGTGGTAGTTGTTATTCCAGTATTACCTGGCTGACCTGGTCCTTTACCCCTATCAATATCATCTTGTGTTACTTTATATTTTAAATATACCTGCCCAACACCATCAAAATGTCTTTCATAAAAATACTGAAGTGCATCATCAACAATATCTTCTACTTGCTCATCAGCAACGTTTATCTCCAAAACAGGAGCACCCAATTGCCTTTTGCAATAGTTGATAAATTCTTGTCTACTTGCTGGTTGTGCCATTTATACACTATACCTTTCTATTATTTAGGGAGCAGAAGAAATACCTGCATAAACTAAGATATTTCCATTTACTATATTATAAATCGTAGAACCTGAACTAACTAAAACGTTATAAACATATCTTCCTTCTGCCAGTGTTCTAGTATCTGTAGAACCCACTGATACTTCAAAAACACCTCCTGCTGCACTTGTAAATCCAACATTAAAAGTAGTAGTAGGAACTGTGGTTGCACCTATACCTGCACTTTTTTGCATCTGGGATGATGCAGTATATCCTGTAAAATTATATGGAGAATTGGAAGTATCAACAACATTAAATTTTGCGTTAAAATCAGCACCAGAATAAAGAGTCAAATTAGCAGCATAAGGCACTCCTGCTGTGGGATCAAATGTTAAATTCTTACTTGACATTGTAGACTAACTCCTTAAGTAAAGATTTGATTTCATTCATTTCATTCTTTAAATTAGCAAGATCCTCTTCCATATTTGTTACTTTATCGTTTTCTTTTGCTTTTACTTTACGACGTGTCACATATCTTTCATAATCGGAAGCATTAGTGTTAATAATAGCATTTGATTTGGGATCTCGTTTGAGATCCGCATTACCTTCTACGTTAATCATGCTAATGCCATCACTCTCAATCTTCTTGCACGAGGTACATGTACCTGCGATGTTGAAGTCATCACGAGTTTAATTCTGTAATACCTATATGAAGGCAATTCATCTGCAGTAAATGTATATTCAACATAATCAAGATCTTTAGCATCTTGTCCATAACTATTTGATTTTGTAATAAAATCATCTGTCGAACCATCATTATCCGCAGGGTCAATAATTTCTCCATTCTTGTTCAAGTTTGCATGTCCAGGAAATGGAACAAACACAGGTTCAATTCCTGGTTGAGTATTGACTGCATAGAATGCTCTAATGTCTGTATTAACATTAATATGAGCATCTAATATTATTTTCAAGGAAGTGGCAGAATTTTCCAATTCCATTTCTTTGGAGATATATTGACATGCATTAGGATCATTATCAATAGTTTTTACTTGTGCGTTAGTAGCGTAATTTGTTACTGGATTATTAATTCTATTAGAAGTTAATATTGCACTAATCCTTTCACCATCAATTACAGGACTTATCCAACTGTTAGTTGTATTAAGTGTAAACTTCATATTCAAAGACTTATTACCAGGAAGAGTTGTTAATTTATTGTCTGCATTTACCTTTGAAGCAATCAATCTTGGTGTATTTAAGTAATTGCTTTCATTTGGAACTACAGCATCAAAACCAGTATCAAGGAATGATATTTCATTACCACCTAAACTAGTTCCTGTAACAGTTCTTACATCAGCACTAATGCTTGTCTGTGGAAGAGTTACATTAGATATTAGAGGTGTAATAATTTCAAAAGGAATATTTTGAGTTGCAGTTATCTTAGAACCACCAGCAGATTTTGAATTGTTGAAGAATAATTGTGGGAATCCAGCATCATTACTTCTATCATCATTTGTATCCTTATATTTCTTGGACATATCCAATTTAACATTATAGGAATCAAATTTAATTTCATCAACTACATCGTGGGTATCATTAATTCTCCATAAACCAACTCCATCCAATTCATACTTATAAACTGGAGTTCCAACTGGATAATCAACTGAATTTGAACCTCTTACAATATTTCCACCAATTGTATTACCTGAAGTATTTGTATACTCGATAATTTCTTCACCTATTCTTAGAAGTCCAACATTAGTAGTTCCTACACCTACATTCTCATAGTTGGTAAAGATACCAGCATTTTCAACTGATATTGCTGCTGTAGATCCTACAGGGTAAGCAGTAGCAAGTTTTGTTGGAACAGAATCAGATTCTACCTTTGCTAAAGTGACTTTATTATCAGTAGAATACATTCCATGATTCTTATGACTGACATTGATGGTTAATCCATCATTTACAGAAACAATAGAACCTATCTGAACATCTCCTCCATTTGCATTGTTCAATACTGTAGTAATACCAGCATTGTTAATGAAACTCAAAGTATTTGCTGAACCTACAACAAAGTTGCCTTCAACATTGTCGAGAATTAATTCAGAAGTGCTACCGATAGATGTAACAGTCATCTTAGCATTTCTTCCTATAGAATTAGCACCAATAGTTGCTATTCCTACAACATCACCTATTTGATATCCAGTACCACCGTTAGAGATAGTTGCTCCAGATGCAACGATTGATCCACCATTGATAGTAATGTTTGCAGTTGCATTTCTACCATTACCAGTAAGAGTTACTAAGTTAACTCCAGTAAAGGTTAATTGACCAGATGCTGGAGTATAACCTAAACCTGCATTGGTTATATTAAGACCACCTGCAGTTCCAGCAGAACCAACATAATCACCAGTTGCCTGAGTTCCACCTTGAACAACAGTATTACCTAATAAGAAGTCTGTATCACCAACTGTTGTACCAAGACCAACTCTAACTTGTCTAGAATTTATTTCTAGAGAATCTGGCATTAGTTGGGCAATTTGTCCATTTCCTATATCTAACTGTGGGTTATAAACATCAAATGAACCACTTCCTATAAAGTCTGCTCTATAGAGAGTAAACTTAAGATCTTCCCACTGACTTGGTTCCCATGTAGAAGCATTTTGAGATTTAAACAAACTTCCAAGTATTGGTTGATTAGAAACAAAGGTTTGATTAGTTACATCATTTTCACCAACTCTAGAAATATAAACACTATATTTTGCTGAGTTAGATAGCATTACCATTGCATATTCTCTACCTGCTTCAAGATAAACAGGTGCATCAAATTGGAAAGTAGTAGACTGAGTAGCATCAGTAGATAATACTACTTCATCAGGATCTAATGATACCTGTGATAATGGAACTATATTTTGTGTAGGTACTCCATTCTCCATAGTTCTGATAGAGAATATAACAGGAACATCCGTGTCATCTTTTGTTCTAAAGAAAACATCACACCTAGTTAAGAATACACCTTCAGGATTATCAATAGTAAATGATTGTGCTAAAGGATCACCTCCTTGCCAGTTTCTACTAAGTTCCTCCGTTGTTACTACTTGATTTAATACAGCGTTTATAGTGTCATTTTGTGTGACTTCGTTAATTCTAACTGTTGCATTTCTAGTTGAAATAATATCTTCTCTTACAGTATCAAGAGAACCTTGTGCCATATAATCTTGTTCTGCAGTCGTAGTAGCACCTAGAGCATTGCCAGCATCACTTGATAATCTAAACAAAGATCTACCAGTTTCAAAACTGGGGAAAGTATTATTGTTTGGATTAGGAATAAAGAAAGAACCTAATAAAGAACCTGATAGTGAAGAAATCAAACGTACACTACTAATAGTTGCTTGAGCACCACTAGATTGACCTGTAAGAAGCATTCCAGAAGCAACCCACCCATAGAAGTCAGTTTGACTTATATCTGCTAATCCAGCGACATCTACATTCAATAGAGTCGATGAAGATGTATATGTTGTAGGGATAGAACTTGTTGTATATGGGTCTTCTGCATAGGTTCTTGAAGGAACATTAAATGAACCTGTTCTATGATTAGGATTTGCAACTCTAAATTGAATATAAGCAGAAGAACTATTTCTATTTGAACCAGAGTTCATTCTTCCAATTACAGTTTCTCCAACTTGGAATGCACCTGTTGACATGCTTATTTGCAATAACTTAGGAACACAGAAACGTGATACTTCCCTACCAGCAAAGAAAGCATAAACTCTAGTTAAGGGTTTAATACCTTGAGCAGTAAACTGAATATTTCTTGACCTTACAAAGGTAATAAGTTCTCTACTTACTAGTCTATCACCAAGAGAAACGTCATTTCTAGTTTCTGTTACTAAAACTTCTCTACCAGATCTTTGTCTACGCTGTTCTTGTAGAGTTTGTGTTTCAGTTCGTCGTTCTGTAATTCTCCATCTTCCATCATTTCTGTTCACCCTTCTAGCAGTTGACCTATCAAATGTTGCACCTGCCCACGTTACTTGCCAAGAATCCCATGCAGTATCAACAAATCCAATCTGAGGATCTCTTCCTAAAATTGCACGAGCTCTTGCTACTTGCTGTGAGAAATTACCTTCTACAATTGTTCTGGCTTGTATTCTGACAGTATCTGTCCATGTATCTGATTGTGGTGTTAACGATAAAATACCATTCCAGAAAGGAACAATAAATGGAGTTACACTAACTGATCTAGTTGCAAATTCTTGCTTAAACCATTCAACTTCAGCATAATCTAGAGTAACGATACCATTATTACGTCTAACATTAACTCCTTCAATTTGAGCAGTAGTAGGATCTTGTGTTGCATCTACATTAACTACAGGACCAAACATAAGGTCAACTGAAGTTGTGTAATGGCTTGGTCTCAATTCCTTGTTCTTTGTATCAATACTGTTCTTGATAAAACGCTCATCTTGAGACAAGAAGTTCTCAAAATTATCAACAAAGAATCCAGACTTAAATCTGTTCAATCCATTTGCATCAGAAATAAAGAAGTTTTGAGTATTTGTTTCTAATAAAGATAATGCAGTATAATATTCTAAATTACTAATTCTTTGTTCCAATCTTCTAATATCATTCATTGTATAACGAATGAATTCTAGAGAAGTAACTGAAACATCATTATCAATATCGCAAAGATATGGTTC